CTCACATAATTCAATTTCCATCTTCTCCAATTCCTTTACACCACCATGCATTTCAAACTCAAACATGGGGAAGATGGTTTCATGTCTTCCTGGTACGGGATTTGGTTCTGCTCTGTATGAAGTAGATAAGCAAAAGAAACCTGGTGCATCAGGATTCTTAAGTAGTTCATATTCCAACCACATTTGTCCGGTCTGTGGTAGTGGCCAAATACTACCACCATAATTATAAGTTGCTACTGTTTCTGGATCTTCACATGCAGCAAGGATACTTAATCTATTCTGAGTATGGACTTCATAGAAATTTTTAGCCAAAAAAAATGACCTTAATAGGTCAAGTGTCTTGGTATATTTTTTGGGGTCAATCAGCGCAGTCATTGATTTTAGACAAAACTAATTTATTTAGTACTCTAATATTTTAACTGTACAAATGTATTACATTAAGTTTTACTAAATACAATGAGTAATGTTGTCTTTAAGTATGAAAAGAATAGCACTTGCTTTTAGTATGTTATTGATGACCGCACCATTCGCTAACCAAGCCCGTGCTGACCTTGTTCACAGAATGACCAGTTCAACTCAGCTGACAGTGAATGGAGCTTATACAGATTCTAGTCGTATAGGTTCAACCTATTCAGTTTCTGGGTCTAATATTAAGGTAGATACATCTAACAGTGGACACTTCGGTGCTCTTACTGCTGGTAGTGCTACTGCTGCACCAACTCTAGACGTTGGTACTTACGACGTAAATACAGCCGGCTCGGCCTTCACATTTACAGAAACATTTACCCAAGGGGACGCGATAGCAGCAATGGGTGCTGGTGTTGACGTAACTGCAGGTGTCGTAGCTGATATGCCGTCATATGGCGAAACCTTAACAATGTCTGGTGGTGTTGCTGGAACCTTGGCTGGAACGATTACCAGTGCGGGAGTCACAACTCTAACTGCAGGTGGTGCTGGAACTTCAGCTACAGGTCAATTTGTAACTGAAATAATCATCGACTAGTCATGAAGAGATTACTAACGGTATTAATACTGCTTAGTAGTGCGGGTGCTGCAAGAGCAGTACCCGTGGTCCCTAATTTTACACAGGGCTCAATGACTTCAAATACGACTACTACCAGTACAGTGACGGAGACCATAAATTCTATGGACTATAACACGGGCTGGCAGTATGTGGTAACTGGGACCAACGTAGAGGCAAGTGGAAACCTAGTTCCAACAGGTACAGGTTCGACAAATAATACAAACGTAACATTAGACGGGGTGACTTCGCAATGGACGGGATTGAATTTAAATCAAAGACCACAATACGACATGGCAGTACCAGGAGCGGCCTTTCAATTTACCGAAAGTTACACTGGACCGGGCCTGTCAAATCACACAATCATTCAACGCACAACAACTATAAACAGCGTCACAGATACCACAAGTACCTTTACGCAATAGCCGCATTATTCGTAGCATCCCCAGTTAGTGCAGCAGATGTTGGTGGAGTTAGTGCAACAGCAAATCCAATTGCAAACTCCTCTGGCTCAGTAACCAATCAAGCTATACAAGTATTACAAGGACCGTATATAACTAACACCTATGGTGGTGGAATCCAATGTCAAGGACCCACCATGAACATCACACCCTATGTGACTGGAACAGGTGCTTTCAAGCGACCATTTGAACACACATATAATGATCCTGTATATGATATGTCAGACCTCAATGATGATGGTGTGTTAGACAATCCAGGAGAAATACTTTACTATGTACCAACAAGAACTGGACAACAAGAAATCTATAACTTATCGCTAGGACTATCTGCTACTTGGTCCCGACCATTAGATAAAGAACTACAAGAATTATGTAAAGATGCTTCAGGAACTCAAATAGCATTACAAAAACAATTAGTTGCTAATAAAAGATTAGACTTTGAAATAGCTCGTCTTAAGAACTGTGGTGAACTTATGAAAGCTGGAATTATATTCCATCCTAAGTCACCTTATGCTGCTGTATGTGCTGATGTAATGTTAGTAAATCCACCTGGTGTGGTAGCACAACATACACATGCACTACCATCTAATTCCCCGACCTCATCCTCTTCAACTGTCGAATCGCCCTCGTCCGATCCCGTTGTAGATCCCGTCGTTCCCGAAGAGACAACTCCTCCTTCTTCTCCTTCCCAAGGACTTTTTGGATGGTTCCGATTGCCTTTTTTATCGCGGGACGAAAAACCCGAAGCATCAGATCAGCCAGCGGCTTTGCTAGGAGGGCCGATCCAGTGGCCACCGTCGCAATCACAGCAGTCGTCGAAGCAACCTGTGGTGACGGAAGATACTGTTCAGCAGCAGTAATATCCTCATAAAGAACTACACATATTTTTCTACCAGGATTAAGAGGATCATTCTGTAACTCATGTCCTGATACTTTTTCTTTCTGATTCTGTGCTACATCTCCTATCCTTGGAGCATTAGGTCCAGGACAATCAGGATCTTTTGGTGCAGCATCTTTTGTATCTGGTGTCTCTGGACTATCTGGAGGATCTGGTGGGGGTGCAATGGGTGGTGCTTCTTGCTCTCTTATAATCGTTAACTGTTCAGGTTCATAATTCATTGCATTATAAGATGGATATTCACCAGCAGGACATACTGTCATTGCACCATCAGGATCATTCGTTACAAGACCCTTCTCAATAGGAAGACCATTATTGTGCCTCTTATTATCCTTGTGCATCTCTACACAACCAGGAATATTTACAATAGGAAATCCTAGATGATTTGTTACAGGATAAAAATTAGGAATTTGTGGATGCTGAATCTGCCAAGTAGGTACGTATGGAATACCATTACCATATACTTGAAGTCTTGGTATATTAGGAATTGGATCCATTTCCGTTTCCCTTCTTAATAAATTTTTTCAAAACAGGTCCAGTTGTATCAGGAAACTGTTGACTGAAATATTCATTAACTCTTTTCTCAACAAGTTCCTTCATCCTCACATCTCTCTTTTCATTCAATGAATTATATCTCATTTTAATAAATTGAAAAGAGAAAAGATTGTATGAAGAAAATAAGAATGCAAATACTGCAAGGTAATGTGGTATCTTTCCACCAAAAAACTTCTGGATAGCACTCTTTTCGTTAGGATCCTTTAGTTTCTTTTTCAATTTCATTCCATTATGCATATAAGTCATAAATGATTACTTCTTACAGCATAACCTACCAATTACATAAACGGCTACTGCAGCAACTACGATAGCAGTTATACTTCCAACAGAAATCCCACCACCTTCTGGTTCTGTGGGAGCAGGAGGCGCAGGTATTGCCTCAGGTACTTCTATTACCTCTACTTCTTTAATTACGTTTTCCATGTTTTTACTCCACTAAAGTTCCGTTTGCTCTACGAATTTCACGTAGTTCTTCAAAGTCTTTCTGCTTGGTTCCACCATCGTATTCCCAAGCATATCCTTCAGTAATCATCTGTTCATTTAATGAAACAGTATCCTCGTTAATATAGAGCCAACCAAGAAGCCTACCATACTTCCCAACCCCACCCACAAGTTCTGTTCTAATAGTGAGTTCATCTCCATCTCCTGCAATAGTATCTTCTAATTTTTTCTTTAACCAGTTGGTAGCATCTATTCCTAGTGCCTTCTCCTCCAAGTCTCTTGTTCTCTTCTCCGGCGTATCAACTCCTGCAACTCTAACTCTTTCTTTCTTGTATAGATCAAAACCGAGGTCAATAGTAACATCGATAGTATCGCCATCAAGTACCTTGTCTATCGTTACTACTCTGAAATTGTAACAACTCTTCCGACTCGGTGGGGTCATTGCTCCCATAATTGATCTCCAAATTAGCTAGTGCATTATTTATACTATCTTCTACCGTAGTTCTATTTTGTTGTGCTTTCCAATCTCTCATCCTCTGTATAACTGTACCATAATTCCATTTATCTTCTTCTCTTGTATCCCATACAGTAACTTCTTGAGTATAATAATCTGGTGTTTCTGTTTCTTTTGATATATTATCCTCAAAAGATGACTTCACAAAAATATCCTCCAATAGTCCATCATGAGGTGGGCAAGTAAACTCACTCCCATCTGCAGGAGGACTACATGCTTCTGCCTTTGGAGCAAAATAACCCGCACCAATAAAAGTGCAGGCTATAACTCCCAAAAGACTAACAGAAGCAACTACCTTCTCGTTAGCACGAACTCTAAGGGTCAGTTCTTTGACATGACCCATCATATGTTCAACTTTTGCTTCAAGGATTGCTATTTTGGTTTCCTGGCTGTGCTCCGTCATCATTCATTTCAAGATAAGCTAGTCTCATTATATAGTAGATTGACCAAGATACACCACCAATCAAGATACCTATCATGATGTTGACGCTTTGTACTACTTCTTGCATTTAAGATACGTGAATGACTCCTTTCATTCCAGCACCAGCATGAGGCTCGCACTGGAATTCATAATCACCTGGTTCATCAAATGTTACTGTGAAACTTTCTCCACCTACAAACGCAAGGTCTGGATGTGAAAGTTCTGGATGGTCTGCTACCACAAAGTTATGTGGTGGTAAATCTCCATTGACTATTGTAACTGTCTCTCCCGCAGAAATGTTAATCTCATTAGGTTCAAAGACTAGGTTGCCACCTGATCCCATTTGAATCTCTGCTGCAAATGCAAATTGCGGCATGAAAAGCACGAGCGATGCTATAAGCATCACCCATAAAGTCTGTATAAAAGTTTTCATCTTATAGCACTGAATAAAGATCCCTCACTCAGTATACAGTCTATACTATTTGGGTGGGAATGTAAATATGGTACGTCTTGAACTGCTTGATTTCTTGCTTGAAAAGCATCCTCTGCATATTCGCAAATCTCTTGATGATGCCTTGTTTGATCCATGTAGGATACTGTGTAATGAGACACGATTACTAGCCGTGGGCTCGCATAAAATTCACTTAATATTTATTTTACTTATGAGTAATATTAACTATTATTATCACCGTCCCCTAACAATCTATCTGCTCTCATTTGAGGTACTATTTCAACATTTACTTGACTTACATAATTAATAAATCCATTATAAATCTGTCTCCGATGATCACTATAATCCCAATGCTTGTCAATATACTCAGCAATCTCTTCTATTTGATCTGGTGGTAGTTGTGGATAAAACTTTTCAATAACTTCATTGATATTAACAATGATCCATCGGGTCATTAATCTTCTATAATCTTTACTTTATGTATCAAAGTCTTCGATTGTTTCTTAGCAAAATTAAGATCGATTCTTTTCTTTAACCAATATAAAAAGATAAGAACCAAAAGAAATTGAATACCTTCACCCCAAGACATATTCCATGCCTGAACTAAATCAATGTTTGCTGCTGCTAAAGTATTTAACATCTATACAAATATAATACACATGACTACAAGTATACCAACAAAGGTAAACTGTGTCAAGAGCATCATTAAAAAATTACCTATTGTATTTCCAGTCTTCATAATACCTGAACAACACCTTTCACATCAGGTATCTCCATCATCAACTTCTTCTCTATTCCCATCTTTAATGTCTGAGAACTCATAGCACATGTAGAACATGCACCACCAAGTCTTACCTTAACCCAACCTTCTTCTGTCTCAACATACTCTAACCACCCTCCATCTGCTTCGATGTAGGGTAACAATTCATTAAGAACTTCCATTATATTAGCATCATTAAGTTCCATTATCCTAACTGATTTGTTAAGTCTGGTAAGGTATCTTGTAGTATTATACTATAAGTTTCCCTTTGCTTCATCTCCAACTTCACTAAGAACTTACACATCTGTCGGAGTCCTTCAAGATCATTAAATTCATCAATCTCTCTAGACATCCTCTCATACTCAAACTGTTGTGAAGTATTTCTAAGAGAAATGTCATCGGGATTCATAATAGAATTGCTCCTATGATGAATCCTTTAGCAAATGAGATAACGAGCATTTGATAATCAGTCAAATTAAACTTATCCTGAAATCTCTTAGCAAGATTTCTATCCCATGCTACTACTTTATCAAATGCTTGTTGTGCTTTGTCTGGTAATCCCATTAAAGAATACTCTCCTCTTGTTCTGTAAGTAAAGTTACTGTATCAGAAGTTGGATAAGCAACACAAGTGAGTACAAATCCTTCTTCCATTTGATCATCATCTAAGAATGATTGTTCTTCTTGGTCTACAGTACCATCAATTAATTTCATAGCACATGATGAACATGCACCTGCTCTACAAGAAGAGGGATGATCTATACCTGCTTCTTCTGCAGCATCTAAAATATAATTGTCTTCGGCACATTCAAAACTTTCTTCTGTACCGTCTTCGTTGCGTAGCGTAATAGTAGCCATTGAAGTATGTTCAGTTCATTATTATATAGCACATCTATCAATAAAATTCAACCCTTAAGGAGGTTCATATTCGCATGGTGCTAAATCTGGTGGATCCTCCATATGATTTTCTGATCCACCGACACAAGAAATATCTGAATCACAATTCTCAGATCCACCTATAGAGAATGGATTATATCTTGCAGTTGCCATTCTATACATCTTCTCATGCATAGTAATCTCTTCTTCCTTCTCATTATGTGGAGTAGAAAACCAATCATCAACTTCTGGTAGATATTCTCCTACTGGTGGATCATACTTTTTATCATCCTCAAACCATTCATTGGGATCCACACCCAAATCATTAACTTTCTTTGTCATTTTCTCTTGACTTTTTTTAGAATTTTTTTCTTCTAAACTATCAAGAATAAAATCATCACCTCTATGAGAACCAACAAAAACATTTTTAATGCTTCTGGTTAATGAATCTAAAATACTCATATCAAATTATGTTGTAGGAGGTTTAGGAGGAACAACAGGAGTAATTGCTATTGGAGCCTGTTCGATTCTAATTGTCTGAGCAGGTGCTGCTTGAGTTGCTTTCTCAATCAACTTTTCCATATCTGCTTTAGATATCTGCCCACCAGGACCACTACCACCACCCTTATCCATCTTCATAGTTCCATCACCCTTCTTGGATGCTGTCTGAATTCCAAAGCTGGCCAAAACCCCAGTAAAAACTGAGGCTATAAATGTCGGATCTATTTTCTGTTGTGGTATACCAGGTATAGCTACGTAGTTTAAAGTTAATATAGCCCCAGACCAGCCAAGAACAGTAATTCTGACCATTGTACTGATGATTGCTGCTTGTTCTTCAGCATCTGGTACTATAGCAGACTTTACTTTACCAAAAAGACCTTTCTTTTTCTCGTCCTTTTTTTCGTCTACGTCCTTGACATCGCTTCGAACTTCTGCCATGAAAATGAGAGTAACTCATTCTATTTAGAGAGAAGGAACACCAACAGATGCCTGTGGAGCAACTTCAGGGTTAGTGGTAGGAGAAAGATCGTTAGCACCAGTAGGAAGAGAACCACCAAGATCAGCAGCACCTCCACCAACTAATCCACCAAGATCTCCTAGTGCGTTGTCTACTACTCCTTGAATTATCGCGTCCTTATTAACAAACACGTAACCAGCAGCCCCAACAACGGCAAGAGATACAGCAGCAGACGCAACAGCAAGTACATTTACTATTTTTTGCATTTTCGATAACCTAATTCTATGTATTGTCATGTGTTCCATTATAATATGCTTTGTAATAACTGACAAGCCCTGATGTGGTTACCTGTTTTTGACACCACTCATTAGCACAATTATATATGGATGCACTAGGACCAGACATCCCAAAATTTGCCATCAATAATCTCAAAGCATCTTGTCTAAGTTTCAATTCAGTATCTGTAAGAGTCTCTGATAACTCTTTAAAAGCAGGGTCAGCATTACCGACTTCTATTATATCACTCCTATCATAAGTGATGTTATTTTCCATTAAATTAAACCCAAAGATCCAGCAGTTAGACCTATGCTAACAAAGAAACCAAATTCTAGCAAGTCCCTGTAAGGACTATTGAAAAGCGTATTGAGCACCATTGAAATAAACGTATGCGGCTACAGTTGATAAAAATGCGATTTGATACATGTTATGCACCTGAAGGAACAGTAACAGGTACAGGTTCCATTATCCTAACTCCCTTACCACCACCAAAATTATCATCGTCATCATCATCTGTAAATCCACCACCAGCAGCAAACCAGAATCCTAGTAATATAATTACAGGAAAGAAAGGAAATACGACTGCCCATATTGGATTTACTGCTTCTGTTGCCGAAACTAATTCGCCCATTTGTTTTGATACGATGATAATTTACGAGTAATTATTTAGTTTTGTTAAGAGTTAGAACAGGAAAATGCCCTGAGATTGAAAGAACATATGAACTGCAGGAGTATGAAGATACTGGTAATGAAAATCCAATCCAGCCATTACTGCAACCCATGTGATACCGACATCAGCAAGACCCCATAGGAGATTCCTATTGGGTCTCTGTAATGTAGAAGTAGTCATTAAAATATACCAGGTATGATTTGTCCTGTTGTAACATATGCTCCGATGGCAGCAACCCATCCGACCATTGCCCAACGTCCGTTAGCAAGTTCTGCTTCTGTTGCGTAGTCTTGGTCCATTACTTCCATGCGTGGCTCTTTAGCGTACATGTTCTGTCTTCCGCCGTCTTCTGTAGTAACAGTCATTGTAGTGTTAAGAAACGTAACATAATTATATAGTAAACATTAAATTTACGTCAAGTATTTATACTCATTTCAATACATATTGTTCTCTTTAAATCTTTCTAATTCCTTAACCCATTCCTGTTGACCACAAAATCCATGTGCATTGCTATCCATATTTGTATGTTCCCTGAAGTGAAGTACTTCAATCATAAAGAAAATACCAATCATCATCATTGGCAACATCCATAAGGGATGTCCAAAAACTTCACAAAATTCCTTATAGTAATCTTCGAATTTCATATGACTTCCCAATAAAAAAGGGAGCATTACTGCTCCCTTCTAATTATATCACAGACTAGATCAGAATGTGAACTTAGCACCTAACTTAGCAGTCCAGTCGATTTCGTCATCGCCATTGGAAGCCTCATCAGTAATACCAGCGAGTTCGCCGTATATTCCAAGGTTCTCAGTAGCAGCAACGTTAACGCCAACTTTACCAGAGATTTCAGTCTCGGATCCGTCAGTTCCATCTACAGCAGTGAAGGCAGGGCCAACTTGTGCATAGAAGTCAGCAGACTCACTAAGTGAACCTTCATAACCGATATGAAGATCTGTAGTAGCGTTGCTATACTCACCATCAGGATATGAAAGATTGCTTTCTACATTCACGTAAGGACCAGCAAAAGCGGCTCCAGCGAGAAGGAAAGGTGATGCAGCTACAGCTGCGATTGTTGATTT